CGGTGGATCTAAAGATACATTGGACACTGATACATTAGGAAAAGATACATTAGGAAAAGATACATTAGGTGGATCTAAAGATACATTGGGCACTGATACATTAGGAGGATCTAAAGATACATTGAGTACTGATCCATTAGAAACAGATTCATTGGGTGGAACTAAAGATTCACTGAGAAGTGATATAGATAAAACAGATGATAAATCTGTAAGTGATACTAAGGATACACCTAAAATGGATGAATCGGGTGAAGGACCTAAAAATACATTAATTTTTGGTGATAATGGTGAAGTAACAAATCCATTAATAGCAGAATATAATGGTTATATAAAGGAAGAACTAATAGTATCATTAAAGACTAATAAACATGAAATATGTAAATTATTTGATGTTTCAGAAGAAACAAATGATGAAAAGCTTATACAAATGTATTTGAATTACAAAGTTTATGATGAATTAACAATGAGTGAATTATTGGTTGGATTATTTAAACCATTTTCTAGGATAAGTAATGATAATGAAAAAGAAAATTTATCTTCATTTATTTCAATGATGTTTAATTTCATTAGTAGAAAAGGTATGTTATTGTTTGATATGTTAGGATTAAAATTTTTATTAAAACCAGGTATATTATTTAAAAGTACCAAATCATTAAAAAATGAAGATGAATTAGCAATAGCTGTAAAAGATTTATATACAAGCAATTATAAAGATCATAGTTTGTTATTATTATTAATATTATTAATAATAGCTGAAAAATATGATAATAAAAAATCACCATGTAAAGAAAATATACATATTTCATCAATATTAAATAAATTAAATGATGAGATATGTGAATATTTATTAACTAATTTATTTGCGGACGATTTAGAATTATTAAATAGTGAAAATAAAGAATTATTAAAAAGAAGAATATTTATTATTTACAGATCAGCAAGTGAAAATGTTAAGAGAAATTTAAGAAGGGTTGATATATTACCATTTGATGAAGAGGATGATATGTGTGAAATGAATCCACCTATGCCGACTAGGATAAGGAAAACAAAAACTTTCAAAAGAAAGAGCGGTCAAAGGAATATGCGTTGTATTGAAAAGGAGAATGAAATTATGGATAAGATAAGAAGAGGTGAAAAGGTTATTGTAGATTCTACATTAATAAATGTATTAGAGAGATGTTCTAAAAATGATATAATAATAGAAGATAAAGATGGTGAATCTATATTTGGTACGGATTTAATGGAAGAAGAAATTGAAGAAAAAGAAAATGTTCTAACAGAGGAAGAAAAAATAGAAAAAGAAGTTACACTAAATGAAGTAGGGAAATTATTTGAATTAGATGAAACTTCTGGTGAAGAAAACTTAAAAGATGAAACATTGAAAGATGAAACTGTTCAAAAAGATTTAAGTCAACCAGACGAAACTATAAAAGAAAAACCGGAACAAACAGTAGAAGAATCATTTGGTAATATAGATGATACTGAAGAATCTAAAGATGAAGAATCAGGTGGATTTTTTGATCGTTTATTCAAAAAAGGTGATGTAGAAGAAACAGATGTGTCAAATCAGGGTATGTCAAATCAGGGTATGTCAAATCAGGGTATGTCAAATCAGGGTATGTCAAATCAGGGGAATAATCAAAATACTTATGATAGACAAAATAAACAAAAAGATAATAATGGTTCTGGAAACATGTTTAGAAAGGTTGGTTCGGGTATTGGTTCAGGTTTATCGGGTATATCAAGTATAATGGATGATGGAAAAGAAAAGAAAAAAACGGAAAGTGAAAATGAAACTTTAACAAAATATGAATTAGAAGAATGGTATTCTGAAAATAAAAGAGAACCAACTGAAGCAGAATATATCAAATTAAGTAGGCTATATGATATAGATAAAGATAAAATAAAAAAAATTATGGATAACATAATGAATGAGGGTAGTGATGTTAATAAATTAGATAAATTTAAGAGTATATTTGGAAGAACCGATGAAAAAAGTGATGATAAACAAAATATAAGTCAAGGTGTTGCTGGTGAAGATCTTGGAAGTGTTGAGGGTGAAGGAGATGTTAGAAGTGTTGTAATGAAAGATGTTGGTGAAGGGGTGTCAGTTGATGATAAAAGTTCTGTTATGGCTGTTTTGGGTAGTTCGTCGCCGGATCCAGAATCTGTTCCTGGATCTACAGGTGTGACGGATACTCCTACAGATGTGAAGGATACTTCTACGGATGCGAGTCAATTTTCTTATTAATTAAGTATAATTAAATTTACAGATGTATCATTCGAATGAAAATTTAAAATCTTCATTCATACAATCTCCTTCTTCTTCAATTGTTAATAATTTATTAATATCTGTTTCATCTTCATAAATATCATCTTCATCAATTAAGGCTGATGATAATAATCCTTCATCCATATAAATATCACATAATCCTGTACCAGATTTGATTTGTTGTCCCATCATGATATTACTTGATACACCAGATAGATTATCTTTTTCTGAAAATATTCCAGCTTTAATAAGTTGATCTGTTGTATCTTCAAAACTACATTTTGCTAGAGGTCCAACATCGCCACGATTAATGCCTTGTCGGTTAATAGATATTAGTTCACCTTTAGATGTCATTGTATCACATAATAATTCTATATGTCTTAGATTAATATATTCGCCGGCATGTTCTATAACTTCTACCATTTCTTCAATAAGAATATTTCGTCCGGCTTCGATGCCAAAAGTTTCATATATTTCTATAATATCATTTGAATATGTATGATATGGATCAATATATTCTGAACTCATAACATTGGTAATATTAATGCCATCAGATATTAATATATTTTTCTTATCATTTACGATAGAATAATCTTTTTTAGTTTTTTCATTATTTTTAGGATCATCTATTTTATATTCATTAGATTCAGATAAAATGATATCGGTAATATTAGGAATACCTTTAATAATGATATTATTAATAATATCTTCATTAATATTTTTAATGATTGTTAAAATATCACTTTGATCTATTATCCCATCATCTGTATCTCCTTTATCGGTATTATCTGTAATTATAGAAATTCTCCCAACAAGATTTTGATGATTATCATCGGTATAGATAAATGAAATTCGGTCAGAATCATAATCAAGTAATTTCATATAAATATCTTCCATAACAATACCTTTTACGAGCATTTTATTACGATCAAATACTAATCTTATGATCCATGGATATACTGTTTGCGGATTATCTTCCATTTCTAAAAGTGAAAATTCTTTATAAATTTCAAGTAATTCTTTATCTTCATCAATATTAGTTTCATGTTTATTATTTTTATTATCATAATAGATACTACTTGATTTAATAATATCTTTTAATAAAGTATATTCTAATTTATTTTTAACAAACATTAATTTATTTTTATCATTAGAAAATTCTGGTAATAATGAAATAATTGTAGATGGTGATTTAATATTTTTACTAACATGTAATAATTCTTTTAACCTTGGAATACCTCTAGTTACATTAGATTTGGCAGATACTCCTGCAAAATGGAAAGTATTAAGTGTCATTTGCGTTGCTGGCTCACCGATACTTTGTGCTGCGACTGCTCCCACCATTTCACCGGGTGAAATTTTAGAATTATGAAATGTTTCTTTAATTGTTTTACATATAATTTTATATTCTTCTCTTGTAATATTATATTGAGATATTAATACTTTAGGATTTAAATGAATATCAATTAAGATTTCTAAAATTTTATTATTTTTAAAATTATCACTAATATATAATGATTTAATTAATTTTTTATTTCCTTTATAAATATCATTTGGTAACATATTACATTTTTTCTTTTTAGTTGATATATTTTCTACAATCCTTTGTATATGAACTGGATAATTAATATTATTTTCAATAGATCCATTAAATACTTTAAACACTAAATATTCGCGATGATCTAGTAATTCAAATAATATATCATTATAAAATTGATTAGATAGATTGGCTGCTTTTTGTGCTGTAGCATTTGTATAAAATTTTTTCCAATTTGTTTTATCATCAAATAAATATTTATCAATAATTTGTTCTGTAGTAAGTTTTGTAAGATATAATGGTTGAGATTCAACAAATGTAGCATCCATACCATCATCTCCATAAATAAATTGAATAATACTACCAGAACTACTTCTTACAGAATAATCATAACCGACCATTAAATCTTCCATTGCCTTAACTAATTTTCTTTGAACATAACCAGTTTGAGAAGTTTTAACAGCTGTATCAATTAATCCTTCGCGACCACCCATGGCATGAAAGAAGAATTCTTGTGGTGTTTGTCCTGAAATAAATGAATTTTGTACAAATCCCCTTGCTTCAGATGAATCATCATATTTATAATAGTGAGGTAATGTTCTACCCTCAAAACCATATGGGATTCTCTTACCATCAACATTCTGTTGTCCAAGACAAGCAATCATTTGAGCAATATTTGTTAATTTACCTTTACTACCTGAATTAACCATATAAGTTGCTCTATTTTTAGGATCTAAATTAGCAAGACCAATTTTACCTGTTTCATTAATAGTTTTATTAAGAATACTATTAACTTTAGATTCGAAATAATCTTTATTTGACTGTCCTGGAATACCTTCAAAAATATTTAAATGAAATTCTTGCATAATATCTTCAATTTGTGATTTTCTTTGATCAATAATAGTTTTAATTTTATGATTAGTATTTTTATCAGCAATCATGTCACTAATACCGACACTAAAACCTTCAATAAGTAATATATATGATACAATTTTTTGTAAATCATTTAAGAATTCATTTGTTCTGTCGCTACCTAAATCATTATAAATAGTATGAATTAAACCTTTGGATGTTTTACTAAATAAAGATTTATCAAATGTTCCTTTTTTAATAATTCCGTTAACAATTTTAACAATATTAATTTTATTATTATTTTGTGATAATAATTTTTTAGTTTGTGTACTATCATCATTAGTAGTTTTATCATCATAACTTCCGTTTTGCATTTCTAAATTAATATTATCGGGTAATATATAAGATAATATAGATTTACCCGACCATAATTGTATTTCAACCCCATTAATTTCTAATTTATTATCAGGTTTAGGTAATATCCCATTAAATGTTGATAATTGAGAAATGATATTACTCATTTGTTTAAAGGTATATAAACACGAATCAACACATTTATTATTAATATTTTTATCATTAATTTCATAAATATTAGTATTACTTGAATATTTATGATCTAAACCCTGATTAAATTGAATAATTTCAGAGTGTGTTAATTTATAAATACCTAATAATGTATCCTGGACAATAGTAATAATAGGTTTATTTTCTCTTGGTGAAATAATTTGTCTATTAACTGAAGCGATATTAATAAGTTCTGCGACTGCACTAATACTTTGTGGTACATGCATATTCATTTCATCGCCATCAAAATCTGCATTGTAAGGTGGTGTTACACTAACATTTAATCTAAATGTATCTCCTTTCATAACTTTGACTCTATGTCCCATCATACTCATTTTATGAAGAGATGGTTGACGATTAAATAAGACCCAATCATTATTAATAATATGACGATTAACTTTATCACCATATTCAATTATAAATTCATTTTTATTATTATCATTAATAGCGAATTTCTTCCCATTTTTCTTTTCAACACTTTTTGCTCCAGGCCATATATTAGGGCCATTTCTAATATATTCTGTTATTCTATCAATATTAAATTTATTAATAATTTCTGGAAATGTAAGATTTAATGCAATCTTAATAGGAACACCTAATTGATCGAGATCAATATTAGGATCTGGAGTAATAACACTCCTTGCAGAAAAATCTACACGTTTTCCCATAAGATTAGATCTTAATCTTCCTTCCTTTCCTTTTAATCTTTGGCGGATAGATTTTAAAGGTCTACCCGAACGATGTGTTGATTGGGCAATACCTGGTAATTCATTATCAACTAATGTAATAATATGATAAACAACCATATTATACCAATCATCAATAATTTCTTGTCTTGCAGAAGCTTCTATTTTACTTTTGAGTGAATTATTAAATTTAACAATTTCAGATAGTTTATGAGTTAAATCATCGTCCATTCTTTGTGAATTACCTTGTTTTACAGAAGGACGAACAGCAGGTGGAGGAACAGGTAAAACTGAACATATTAACCATTCCGGTCGACACCAAACTGAACTAAATCCTAATAAATTACAATCTTCATCGCTTATTTTCTCAAATAATGCTTTTACATATTCTGCTTTAAGATATTGAGTTTGAGTAGTACCCGTATCAGTTGTCCCAATATCTTTCCAAAATGCCTGTATCCCTGCAATTCCATCTACCTTATATCTAGATGGTTGTAAGCATCCACATCCTTCTGGATTTTCTTGACCACATCGTGTTATTTTTGATGATATTTCATAAATTTCATTCCATCTTACTTTATTTGGTTTATTTTTTAACTCAGAAACTTTTGCTGATTCTTTATTAATTCTTAATTTACCACATCGAAAACATACACATTTTAATATTTTAGTAGTGATATCTATAAAATGATAATTATATACAGGTTTTGATAATTCAATGTGACCAAAATGACCAGGACAACTCATATTATCAAGACCACATGTATTACATGTATGTCCCATATCAGTTGTTCCCATTCTACTATCAAATAATCCCTTAATAACAGGAATATCCTTTTCATATGTTTCATGTTTAGTTATCTCGACAACTGAATTTTTCCTTATTTCATCTGGTCCCATAATACTGAATTGTAATCCAGAAACATTTTTTGTAATTGGTTCAAAATTATTCATATATAGATATCATATATTTAATTATTTAAATTTTAAATCAAATTTTTAAAAATTTACAAAAATAAATTTGATTTAAAAATTTATTAATTATTATAAATTAAATGGATCGGCATAATATGACAACAAGATCAAAATCAAAAAAAAATATAATTGAGATTAATCCACCGAATGATAATATTGATAATATTGATAATATTGATGATGATGATGAAATTGATGAACATGGAAACCTTAATGGATTTATTGATTATGATTGTAATGAAGATTTTGATCGAAAAGAATTAGATAATGTTTTAAATGGATTCTCACGAAAAAAAATACAGAAAAAAAAAGATAATAAAAATAAAATTAATGATCTATTAATGTCTTATTTAATTTTAAAAGCAACTGATAAAGCAAATTTAAAATTAAAAAGCAAGAGAAAGAGAAAATTAAAAATTAAAGAAGAAGAAGAAGAAGTAATTAATTTAGATAAAACCAAATTTAATAAAGATAATATTACAATTTTAAATACAGAATTTCCAGAAACTGATAGTGAGGATGAATCTTTTACAAGTACTAATGAAGAATCAAATGAAGAAACAATAGAAGAAATAAATAGTGAAAATATTATTATAAATAAAATAGAAGAAAGTGATGAAGAAACAGATGAAAATTATTCATATGAATATGATGATTTAGATGACAAATATGAAGAATTAATTGATAAACAGATGCTTCAGAATAGTGAAGAATCAAATATGGAATATTTTCATTATTTAGAAAAAGATAAAAAAGAAACTCTTATTAAAAAAACTAAAGAAATTTATGAATATAATGGATCAAATATTCCATTAAGATTTAAAATAATAGAATCTGAAATGGACATGAAAACTAAAGCAATCGCTTTAGAAAATATTGATAAAATGAGTGAAATGGATGTATCAACGGGTGAACATAGTAAAATGGATCATTGGATTAATGGTTTAATGAGAATACCATTTGGTAAATATAATAAAATACCTATTACTCCCGATAGTAATGTTACAGAAAAAAGAGAATATATTAAAAATACATATCAAACTTTAAATAAAGCAATTTATGGTCATAAGGAAGCAAAAACACATATTTTACAAGTTATTGGTAAATGGATGAAAAATCCAGATAGCGGAGGTAATGTATTAGCCATCCAAGGACCAATGGGTAATGGTAAAACAACACTTGTTAAAGAAGGTATTTCTAAAGTATTAAATAGACCCTTTGCATTTATAGCACTAGGTGGTGCTAGTGATTCAGCATTCTTTGATGGTCATTGTTTTACATATGAAGGTTCACATTGGGGTAGAATCGTTCAGATTTTACATGATTCTAAATGTATGAACCCAGTTATCTATTTTGATGAATTAGATAAAATTAGTGATACTAATAAGGGTGACGAAATTATTCATATGTTAACACATCTCACAGATCCTTCACAAAATTCATTATTCCAAGATAATTATTTCCCAGGTATTAATCTAGATTTATCAAAGGCTTTATTTATCTTTTCATATAATGATGAATCAAAAGTTAATCGTATTTTAAAAGACAGAATGTATGTTATTCACACAAAAGGATTCTCACCTGAAGATAAACTGAAAATCAGTCGAGAATATCTTATCCCAGAAATTTATAATACATTTGCATTTAATACAGATGATATTATTTTTACAGATGAAATCATTAAAAATATTATCGAAAAATATACTGATAAAGAAGAAGGTGTTAGAAATCTTAAAAGATGTATAGAAAGTATTGTTTCTAAAATTAATATTCATATACTATCTGATGGAGATGATGATTTATCATTTAAATTAAATGATTTTAAATTACCAGTAACATTAAATACTGAACATATCGAAATATTATTAAAAACTTCATCTACTATTGACAAACCACCCTTTGGAATGTATTTATAATAAATTAATTATATATTATATAATTATATAATGAAAAAAATTAATAATCCTTTATTAGATACATTCAAACATGTATTTGTAGCAATGTTTGGTATTACATCAGCATATATGGTAATCGGTTTATATTCACTAATTTTTACTGGCATTGGTTATTATTTAGTAAAAACATATAATAAACCAAACACAAAACTTTTAGATGAATTACAAACAGAACAATATGTTGGTTTAGTATTCGCATTTTTAGGTTTATTACCATTCATTCAATATTTTTTTATAAGTTTCATGGTAGAAGGTGGATCATATGCATTTGATAGTCTCATGAGTGAATAAAATTATTTTATATATATATATATATGGTAAAATATTCTAAATCTAGAAAATCTAAAAGAAGATATAATAAATCAAAAAGAAGATATAATAAAACAAAACGTAGATATAATAAAACAAAACGTAGATATAGTAAAAAAAGATATAGTAAAAAAAATCAGCATGGTGGAATGAACCGCGTGCGGTCGGTCCGACGCCATTTGACTAAGTCCATTGCTGATATTTCCCCTGAACCTGAAATTATTGTAAGAGAACATTTTTATACTGATCTTACACCCCCGTTAATCCGTAACGCTCTCAATACATTGGTCCTCCAGAGGGAAGAACTAGATCCTATATTACCTTATAAATTCAAAACCATGTCGAGGCGGGGGGATGTGGGTGTTCTGCCAATTTACACAAGGGAAAGGGGATTCAAAATGTATGTTATTGGAGTAGAATATTCTCCAGATGGTGGAAGGACATATAATAAAATAGTTATAAATCAGGCAAATGGAATGCAATTACTTGAGAATAATGTCCCTTCTTTATACTTTGGTCCAGATATGCCGATATGGCCACCCCACCTCACCGGACACCGCCTTTTAAAAATATTTTTCATTCGTGGTTTTTTTCCATTATACACCGAGCTTATTATAAATAAAGACAAATTAGCGATGATGATTAAAATATTTTATCAAAGTAGTGATATGGAAGGTCTAGGTCTGTCAGCATCCATGGCAAAGCAATTTTTTTTTAATGTGCCCCCCAACGTTGGTGACTACGGGGACGAACTTGAACCCGCGATGAGATCTCTCATTAGTAATAATCAGAGACATCTGCGTAGTCCCAATTTTTACGGGCTGTCAGATGTCACTTTAATTCCAGTAGCAATAGATCATCGCCTAATTATAGATGAAAATCCGGATAGACAAAAGTTAACTGATATATTAACTCGTGATCCTCACTTCTCATTGCAAAGGCCGGAACAAGAAATACGATTAGGGTTTTTACATTCTCCCCACCATCTGCCCGTCCCGTCCCGCCGGCCACCCGCGCCCGCGCGGCCCCTCCCTGACTCGTCTGAATATACGGAGTAAGAGGTGGGTGCTGGTGTAGGGTTCATAAAATTATAATTCATTTTTCCATTGAGTAAAATATAAATATTTTTTATCACCCGGTTTATAATTTAGCAATTCATTATAATTTGCTTCTCTATCCCAACCATTTGAACCACCATCCATTCTCTTAAATAAGAGATGATTAGTTAAATCACATGATAACATTTCTATATGACCCATACCCATATAACGATAAGCAATGTCAAAAACTAATTCTAGACCTTCTTCACATAAATTTTTGTATCTTTCTAAACATTTTTCTAAACTCATAATTGTATAATCTTTTATATATACCTCAACTTTTGGATTTCCAATGATTTGATATAATAATATAATATGTCTATTTAATGATTTCGGTATTTCAGGTATATCTTTAAAATCTTCTTTAAAATCGGTTGATTCATCGCTCTCGAAAAAAGGCTCCATTGTCGAATCATAATCATTTTTAGATATCTTTGCATCTTTTAATAATTCTTTTACTGAATTGATTTGTTTACGTTTTTCAGCAATATGTTTATCCATTTAAAAATAAATATTACTTATATTTTTAAATGATAATTTTATTATCATAGCATTTCATAATCCAATCGTCTCCAGGTCTATCTAAATCATAATATTCATACATACGTTGTTTATCTACAATCCTTTCATTACTATAAGCATGAAATCTATATATATAATGTAATAAATCTTCTAATTTCTCAACATGGGTATGTTTAATACATAACTGCTTACAAATATCAATTACAGATATCTTAGTTTTATAAGTCGTAGGAGTTTCTATTAACCATTTAATAAATGTTTTCATAATATCATATTTTTCTTTCGGTAATATATTTTTATGATGAGTATAACACATGCCATAATTTAAAATATATGATTTATTTTTACATCTCTTACCATTTTTAGTAATACATTTACATCTATCTTTTTTAATTATATCAGTTAAATTATCAATAGTAATATTAAAATTCATCTCACGACATAATGGACAATTAATAAAACCATTCATATTATTTGAATAAACACATTTATAATAACAATCTTTATGAAATGTATGATTACATGATAAAATATATTTATCTTTTTCATGAATAGTAGATAAACATATACTACATTCAGTATTCATCATAATACTAATATGAATTAAAAGAAATAATTTTAAGTAGATAATTCATGCTTTTTAATTAATGATTTTTCTTTTATAAAAAATGGTTCATATTGTTTTAACATATTAATATAATTTTCATCATGATTTCTTAGCCATAGTTTAATAATATTAAATTCTTTTTTAGGTGAAATAGATATTCCATTTAAATAATCATCATTATTTGTATCTTTTAAAATATCACTAATAACAACACAATTAGATATTAATTCCCATTGTTCTTTTAAAACATAATTTGGTATTTTAAATGATATACAAGATCCTTCTCTATTATCAGGATCTTCCCATGTAGGAAATATATTTTCTTTCATTATAAAAAACATACCATTTTGTAAGTGAATTTTTTGTATACTATCATTTAAAAATTTTAAATCATATAAATCTTTTATATCATATAAATTAGTATAACTATTATTTTTCCAATTATTATCATTAATACTATGATACCATAAACACCAATTGGTATTTATTTGATAATTATTCATTATCCTGATAAATTATTTAATAATATCTTTAAATATATATATTACTATTATTATAATGAATGAATTAAAAACTGGTGATATTATATTATTTGATTATGAAGGTCATTCTATTATATCAAGTTTATTAAAAAGATTTACAAAAAGTAATTTTACTCATGTGGGAATGATTTTAAAAGATCCTAAATTTATTCATCCATCACTAAAAGGATTATATGTATGGGAATCAGGTAAAGAAGATAACCCAGGTCCACAAGATAATAAAAAAATAGGTGTACAAATAACACCATTTCTAGAAATTTATGATAAATATAAAAATACAGGTAGTAAAATTTATATTCGTAAAATAAAAGATAATAATATTTTTACAGATGAAAATTTAAAAAAAATTCATGATATTGTATATGATAAACCATATGATATAGTTCCATTAGATTGGATTGAGGGATATTTACAAAAAGATCTTAATCCTCAAAAAACAAATAGATTTTGGTGTAGTGCATTAATTGGTTATATTTATACGCAATTAGGAATATTAAATCCGGATACAGATTGGAGTATTTTAAGACCGTGTGATTTTTCACAAGATTCTCAATTAAAATTTAAAATTTCATTATCAGAAAATATAGAAATATTATAATATTTCACAAAAGATAGTTGGTATATTTTCATATTTTTGTATTTTTTCTTTTAAATATTCATTTTCATTTTTTAATTTATTATTTTCAGTTAATAAATTTTTATATGATAAGATTAAATTTTGTAAATTTTCTATTTGTTCAGGTAAATTATAAATAAAATTCTCAATATTTGTTGATAAATTTACAATAATATCTGTCATTTTTATATTTACCAAAACATAAAATTTATATATTTATCAAATTTATCTTAAATTATTATAAATAGAAGTAAAATAATTATCACACTCAATTTCACCAATAATTGATTCATTTTCAGTTTCAAAGAAATAATACCATTCTACTGGAATATAAACGACTAATCCTTTTGATAAATTTAATTTATAAGCATATTTTTTTATTTCATTATTTTCTTTATGAATAATATCATTTTTATGTTTTGGATTAAATATATAAATAACAGATTCACCTAATAATTGATAAATTAATGAAATATTATGTTTATTTTGTATTAAAGATGTATCATTTTTACCTTTTAATAAACTCATATAATAATTTTTATTACAATGCAATTGAGAATAAAATGGTTCATAAATAATATCAAAAACATTTTGTAGATTAAATTGTTTATATAAATCTTTATTTTTATAAATATTCATATTTTGTATTTCATTGTTACCAAAATATTTTAATGATATATATTTATTATTATGATTTATAATATGTCCTGGATTATCTTTTATTAAATTATCAAATGATAAATCTTTTAAAATATTATTTTTATTTCCTAGATTATGAATTAATAACGGATTTCTATTTTGTAGCTTCTGAAATATTTCTTCTTTATTAGGGGATTGTAATTGTTCTAATATTCCCATATGATTAAAATTATGTATTTCATAAATATGTTTACATGTTATAATAATAACAATAAATAATAATAAATAAAAAATCATAAACTATATAAAGATTTATTATTAATAATAAATTATATAAACGAAAATGTCTTTAACAGGAAGAGTATCACGATGGATGAATCGAAAGGGTTATGGATTTGTAACTGTTGTAACACCTGATTCAGAACACCATGGAAATGATTTATTTGTACATTTATCAGGTATTAATATGGATGATAATCAATATAAGTCTCTTTTTCCAGGTGAATATGTCAGTTTTGATGTATCAACTGGTGGGGATGGACGACATACATGTGTAAATTTAACCGGAGTATTTGGTGGACCATTACTTGTAGAAAATAGTGATTATAGATATAAGTTATATCCAAAGAATAGGGATAGACAATCAGTGGAAAATGTTAGTGATGTAGTTGATGATGTAGTTGATGA